ATTATTGAGGCAAAGGCCAGTGGTACGCCGTTGACTCAGGAGCTTCGTGCGCAGGGCATTCCTGTGGTTAACTTCACGCCGAGTCGTGGTAATGACAAAATAACGAGGGTGCACAGTGTGTCACCTTTGTTTGAGGCGGGTATGGTTTGGGTCCCTGACGAGACGTGGGCAGACGAGTTGGTGGAAGAGGTGGCGGCGTTCCCTAACGGAGAGTATGATGACTTGGTGGATAGCATGACTCAGGCGTTGATGCGGTACAGGCAGGGCAATTTTGTGCAGTTGCCTTCGGATGACTGGGAAGAAGGTGATAATTCTGATAAAGTAAGGGCGTATTATTGAATTAGGAGTGGTTATGGCAATCGGTACAGCAAACGCAGGCTTAATGGACAACAACGTCCCCTCTCAATTAGACATGGAGGATCTTGCAGCGGAGCTAGAGCTATCTATCCCAGACTCTGGGAATGATGTGATGGCGATGATCCAAGCCGAAGATGTGGGGGAGATTGAGATCACGTCCGAAGACGACGGCGGCGTTCTTATTGATTTTGATCCTATGGATCAGCGCGGCCAGAACTTAGAGTTTGACGCCAACCTTGCAGAAGAGATGCCTGAACGTGAGCTTAGTCGGATTTCGTCTGAGTTATTGGGTGAGTTTGATGCTAACAAAGCCAGTCGTCAAGATTGGGAAGAAGCCTATTCCAGTGGGTTAGAGCTATTAGGCTTTAACTACGAAGAACGTACACAGCCTTTTCGCGGGGCATCGGGTGTAACTCATCCTTTGTTGGCGGAAGCGGCGACACAATTCCAAGCCCAAGCCTTTAACGAATTACTGCCCCCTTCAGGGCCTGTACGCACGGTTGTGATGGGTAAGAGCACCGCGGCAAAAGCGCAACAAGCGCAACGCGTGAAGCAGTTTATGAATTGCTACATTACTAATGTCATGGACGAGTACACGCCTGACATGGATCAGATGCTGTTTTTCTTACCGTTAGCGGGATCTACGTTTAAAAAGACGTATTACGATGAGACGATGGAAAGGGCCGTGTCTAAATTTGTGCCTGCTGAAAACTTAGTGGTTCCTTATGACACCGCGGACCTCGCCTCGTGCCCTAACATCACGCAAGTTGTGCGGATGGCATTAAACGATTTACGCAAGCGCCAAGTGGCGGGAGTGTATCTAGATGTAGAGGTTATCCCTTCTCAGAAAGAATTGACTTCGCTGACAGGTGAGATGAACAGGCTGGATGGGCAAGACGCTAATCAGATTGATTATGACTGCACCATTCTTGAGTGTCACGTTGACCTTGATTTAGAAGGGTACGAAGACGAAGATGAAGACGGCGAGTTTACGGGAATTAAGATTCCGTACATTGTGACCATCTCTGAAGACAATGGTCAGATTTTAGCTATTCGCCGCAACTACCGCGAAGAAGATTCTTTGCGTAAGAAGATTAGTTACTTTACGCATTACAAGTTTTTGCCGGGCTTTGGTTTCTACGGTCTAGGCTTGATCCATACTATTGGCGGTCTGTCTCGCACGGCCACTTCTGCCCTTCGGCAGTTGATCGATGCGGGTACGTTATCTAATCTACCTGCTGGCTTCAAGGCCCGCGGACTACGGATCAGGGATGACGACGAGCCACTACAGCCCGGCGAGTTTAGAGATGTTGACGCTCCCGGCGGTGCAATACGTGACAGCTTAATGCCGTTACCGTTTAAGGGTCCAGATCAAACTTTGTTCCAATTACTGGGTTTTGTGGTGGATGCTGCGCAACGTTTCGCAACGATCACGGACCTTAAAGTAGGTGCGGGTAACGAAGGTGCTGCGGTGGGAACCACCATGGCGATGATGGAGCAGGGTGCTCGAGTGATGAGTGCGGTGCATAAGCGTTTGCATTATGCGATGCGTCAAGAGTTTAAGATTCTTGCACGGGTGATGTCTGAGAGTTTGCCGCAGGAGTATCCGTACTCTGTTCCCGGTGGTGATGAGACCATCATGCGAGAAGACTTCGATGATCGCGTTGATATTATTCCTGTTAGCAATCCCAATGTGTTTAGTCAAGCGCAGCGGATTGTGCTTGCGCAGACGAAGATGCAGTTGGCCACTCAAGCGCCTGAGATTCATAACATCCACGAAGTGTATCGTGACATGTATGAAGCTTTGGGGGTGACGGACGTTGACCGCATTATGAAGTCAGTGCCTGCGGAAGAACCTGTACCGATTGATCCTGCGCAAGAGAACATTAATACCTTAGACATGTTGCCATTAAAAGCATTTGAAGGACAAAACCATCAAGCGCATATCCAAGCTCACTTGATATTTGGCACAAGTCCTAATGTTGGGGGCATGCCTCCTGTGGCGATGATTCTTCAAAAGCACGTTATGGAGCACGTTCAGATTGCGGCTCAAGAACAAGCGATGACCGCTTATAACCAACAGCTACAGCAGATGGGCGGACAAGCTCCTGAAGAACAAGCCGTTCTGGAAGTCGAGCGTTTGACGGCTCAGTTTATTGCAGAAGGCTTACAGCAAGTTAAAGACATGTCAGGACAACTTTCTGGAGCGGGCGCACCTGATCCTTTAATTCAGTTGAAGGAACAAGAGATTCAGGCTAAAGTAGCCGATAATGAAGCGGAAAATCAAATTGATCAAGCCAAGTTACAGTTGGATCAACAGAACCAGCAGATGCGCTCTGAGCAGTTTGGTGAGAGGTTACGCTCTCAAGAACAACAAACACAAGCACGTATTCAGTCAGCCATGGATCGTGAATTATTAAAGCAACGAGGAGATTAAAATGGGTAAAGGAATAGGGGGCTACGGCTCTGAAATGTATTACGCAGACCTTCTTGCGGAACGTGGTGGCAGAGGTTTTAGTTTGCAAAAAAATACTAAGTCTACTGGTAAAAACGCCACACAATCCGTACAACCTTCATCTAAGGGTAAAGGCAAGGAGAAGTAAATTATGAAAAATCGTACTGTAAAAGTAAACGGATCAGCGCCGGGCAAAACGCCAAAGGCGGTCACGTATGCGGACATTAAAGGCCAAGGTCGTATTCCTTATGGCAAGACTGCTCCCGCTCCCGTAGCAGGTGGTCTTACTGACTTCGCCAACACTCCTCGTCGTATGAAGACCCGCGGCACGGGTGCCGCGATCCAAGGCACTACTCATATGGGTTACTAAGGTGACTCCGAATAAGGTTAAAACTAAACCTATACGCACGGTGGTTAAAAAGCCGAAGGACGGGGCGCTTAAACGCTTTAGTCCTATCGCTCGTCCGCAGCGTTTTCAGGGGGTATTTTAATGTTTAATTTAGGCACGAACAGCATAAAGAATTTGGCGGGTGTAGATGGTAGGCTTATTGACATTGCGGATCTCGCTATTAAACTTACTAATATTGATTTCGGTATCCCTAGTACTGGTGGCCTGCGCACAGCCGAAGTTCAAGCAAAGTTGTTTGAAGATGGTGTCTCAAAAGCAGATGGAGTTAACAACAAGTCCTATCACCAAAGCGGAAAGGCGCTCGATGTGTATGCTTACATAGATGGCAAAGCGAGTTGGGATCATTTACACCTTACTCATATTGCCGCTGCGATGCTTCAAGCCTCGGGTCAATTAGGCTACGAGCTTAAATGGGGCGGCCTTTGGAAATCATGGCAAGATATGCCTCACTTTGAAATCAGAGATTAAGCATGAGCTTCTTTAGTTTTTTAAACCCTATAGTAGGGTTAGGAAAAACGTACCTTGATGGTAAGAATCAAGTGGCTAAAGCCAAATCGGCTGCTGCTATACTTACTCTGGGGGCAGAGGCTGACGTTAAAGTAGCGGGCGCTAAAGCAGCCCACAAGTTGGCCGATAACGGACAAACCCAAGACTTTAATCTTGACTTAGTTGCTATGCAACAGATGGATAAATCATTTCTAGATGAAGTGATGATTGCATTATTATTGGTCCCTATTGCAGCTTCGTTCTTAGGTTACCAAGCCGAAGTCACTGCAGCATTTGAATCGTTTTCCGTCATGCCAGAATGGTATCAATACCTTGTGATAGGTGTTTATGTCGTTAAGTTCGGTATGCGAGGGCTATTGACCAAGCTAGTTTCTGGAAGACTTAGCGGCATGAAACTTAAGTAGCTGCCAACCT